CAGCTCTTACAGACGTAGCTATCCGTAGAACTATTCAACGACTAGATGACAATGATGTACCTACAGATGGAAGATTCTTTATGGTTCCTCCTTCAGCTAGAAATACATTAATGGGTCTTGATCGTTATACAGCTATGGACTTTGTTGGTGAAGCAGGTAATTCAAACACAATTAGAAATGGACAAATTGGTAACCTTTATGGTATGCCAGTATATGTTTCTTCTAACTGTGATACAACATCCGGTTCAGCAGCAGCTAGAGTAGCACTAATGGGTCATAAAGACGCAGCAGTTCTAGTAGAACAAATGAGCGTTAGGTCTCAAACTCAATACAAACAAGATCATTTAAGTACTCTTTACACTTCAGATACAATCTATGGTGTTAAAGAATTACGTGATGATGCAGCGTTTGCATTAGTTGTACCTGCATAGTAAGTAATATTAGATAGCCCTCTTCGGAGGGCATATCTTTATATAGGAGATTTAAGATGGCTTGGTATAAATGTATACAATCAGGAAATAAAGTAGAATTCACATCTAAGTTAGACATAGATTCCATGAAAAGACACAATGGTTATGAACTAATCGAAGATGTAAAAAAGGAAGATAAGAAAAAGAGAAGTATATTTACTAAAAAAGAAGACTAGGAAAATAATATATGGCTATTTATAGAGGAGTAGGTGGAGCAGGAGATGCTAATACAGATGCAAGTAGTGCTGGAACATTAGCTACTACTAAAGCTGCTGAAGCTGCAGCCTCTGCCTCTGAAGCCTTAACGAGCAAAGATGCAGCCGCTACAAGTGCAGCAGCAGCATTAGCAAGTGAAAATGCAGCAGCAGGTTACGTAGATAACTTTGATGATAAGTATCTAGGTGCTAAGTCCTCTGCTCCTACAACAGATAATGATGGAGATGCTCTAACAGATGGAGCTCTCTACTTTAATACATCAAGTAATGTCATGTTCGTATATGACTTAGGTACAACAACTTGGTTACAACTTACACTTACATCAAGTGATCAAACTAATGTTAATACTGTTGCAGGTATTGCATCCAATGTAACAACAGTAGCTGGGATATCAGCTAATGTTACATCGGTAGCTGGAAACGCATCAAACATTAATTTAGTAGCTGGTGATGCTTCAGATATTGGTGTAGTAGCAGGAATCTCTGCTAATGTAACTACAGTATCAGGAATAAGCTCTGACGTAACTACAGTAGCAGCGGATGGAACAGACATAGGAGTTGTCTCAGGTATTTCTGCTAACGTAACTACTGTTGCTGGAGTATCTGCAAACGTTACAACAGTAGCAGGAATTAGTGCAGATGTAACAACTGTAGCAGCTGATGGTACTGATATTGGAACAGTAGCTACTAATATAGCAAATGTTAATACTACTGCTACAAACATTAGTCCAGTTAATTACTTTGCTACACAATACTTAGGTGTATCTTCTTCAGCACCAACTACGACAGTTACTGGTGCTTTATATTACAACAATACCTCTGGTTCAGAACAACTATATGTATGGGATGGTTCAGCATGGCAAGCAGCTGCTTTCTCTGCTGCTGGTTCAGTAGTATCATTTAATACTAGAACAGGTGCTGTTACTTTATCAAGTGCAGATGTTGTTGGTGCTTTAGCAACAGGAGCAATAGCTACTGCTAAGATTGCAGATAGTGCAATAACAAATGCTAAGATGGCAGATGACTCAGTTGGTATAGCAGAGCTAAGTGCTACAGGAACTGCATCAGGTACTACATATTTAGCAGGTGATAATGCTTGGAAGAGTCTTTCTACTGATCCTACTATGGGTGGTGATCTAAGTGGAACAGCTTCTAATGCTCAGATAGTAGCAAATGCAGTAACAGCTACAGAGATTGCTGCAGATGCAGTAATAACTGCTAAGATACTAGATGATAATGTAACTGCTGCTAAGTTAGCTAACTCAATCAATACAGAAATAGCTGCTAATACAGCTAAAACAGGAATTACCTCTGGACAAGCAAGTGCTATTACAGCCAATACTTCTAAAGTAACTAATGCTACACATACAGGTGATGTAACAGGAGCAACATCTCTTACCATCGCAAATGATGCAGTTATTACAGCTAAGATATTAAATTCCAATGTAACAGATGCAAAGATAGCAACTATGTCATCTAGTAAACTAACAGGTGCTCTTCCTGCATTAGATGGTTCAGCTTTAACAGGATTAAGTGGTTCAGTAGCCAATGGTACTATGTATGAGAATGCAACAACTATCTCTGCAGATTATACTTTGACATCAGGTAAGAATGCCTTTAGTGTAGGTCCAATAACAATCAATTCAGGAAGTACAGTTACAGTGCCTTCTGGTCAAAAATGGGTGGTACTATAAATGAGTATATTATTTAATGCAGATACAAGTGATGGTTTAAAAATAACATCAGATAATTCTGGTGAAATACTATTTCAATCAGCAGGAGTTACAAAAGGTGGAGTTAATACTACAGGTCTTACTGGAGATGGGTCTCAACTAACGGGTATACCAGCAACAACAAATGCAAGTCTTTTAGTTTCAGGTACTCTACCTGATGCTAGATTTCCAGCGACTCTTCCTGCGGTTAGTGGTGCTAATTTAACTGGAATAGGTGGTGGAACTCCAACATTACTTACTACTTTAAATACAACATCAGGAACAGAATTAACAACTGATACTTTAAATTTAACTACATACAAAACAATATATGTAAAAATTACAAATATAGGGCAAGGAACAAATCTTGGTAGTAATTTGCAATGGAAAAACAATGGTGGTACTTATCAAGACCTACTTCCAGCAGCATCAGATACAGCAGAATCTGGACATGCATATATTATCTGTAGACCAGCAGAGTTAATACCAAATTATTATTCTTGGACAGACCCATGGGGAACAAGGGGTAGAGATTGGAATATTGCTGTTTCTGGTAGTCCTGGCTATAAATATACTACTGCAATGATGATTTTACCCTCAACTACAACTATATCTTTTAAATGGGCAAGTGGACAAACCTTTAATTTAGGTCAAATATTAATTTACGGTCAAACATAGGGGCAATAAAATGGCAGCAGAACAAAACACAATAGTAACCCATCATTCAGATGGAACAACAACTACAGAAGTTGTAGATTGGACAGCAGAAGAATTAGCAGCTCATGCAGAAGCAGAAGCTAATGCTTGGAAAGGTGAAAGAATAGCAGCTTATCCGTCTATAGGCGACCAACTAGATATGCAATATTGGGATAGTGTTAATAACACTACAACATGGGTAGATATAATAGCATCAGTTAAAGCAGATCATCCAAAGGGAGTTTAAACAATGAGGAGTAATACATAATGAGTACAATAATTAATGGAACCACGGGTGTAAGTCTAATCCAGGATGCTACTGTTACAACAGCTAAAATAGTAGATGCTAATGTCACTGATGCAAAAATAGCTACACTAGCAGCATCTAAATTAACTGGTGCCTTACCAGCGATTAGTGGTGCGTCCTTAACAGGAGTTGCCTCATTAGATAGTTACTCTCCTTTTGTTAATGCAACTGAAAAAGTTACAATAGCTGCAACTGCAGCAACAGGAACAATTAATTATGATACTAATACACAATCAGTAGTTTATTATACAACTGCTGCATCAGGGGATTGGACAGTTAATTTTAGAGCATCAAGTGGTGCTACATTAAACTCAGTATTATCTACAGGAGAGACTCTTACATTAGTTCATCTAGTAACTTTGACAGGTTCTGAATTTAGAAACACCGTAGTACAAGTTGATGGTTCTGCAATTACACCAGAGTGGCAAGGGGGTACAGCTCCAACAGAAGGTAATATTAATAGTATTGATTCATATACATATACAATAATTAAAACAGGGGATGCTGCCTTTACAATACTTGCTGCATTAACACAGTTTGCCTAGACTATCATATAGAGCAGTTAATTCAGCTAGAGGATATGGTCTGACTGCAGGTGTAGCAGCCTATGTTCCTGTAAACTATGCTTTTCAATATCTTGTAGTTGCTGGAGGTGGTGGCGGTGCTCAAAATGGCGGTGGCGGAGCAGGTGGTTATTTAACTGCGACAACAGGCACTATGACTCTTGGTACTACTATGACTGTTACAGTTGGCGCAGGAGGAGCCGGTAGTACTATTGGTAATAATTCTGTATTATCTGGTTCAGGTTTAACTACTGTAACTACAATTGGTGGTGGTAAAGGTAATGGTGGTTCAGGTGGCTCTGGCGGCGGAGGAAGATATGGAGGTTCTGGTGGCGGCAGTGCTACAGCAGGGCAAGGAAATGTAGGTGGTAATGGCGGTCCAGCTTCTGATAGATATCCAGGTGGCGGTGGCGGTGGAGCAGGTGCAGCGGGACAAACACCAGCAGGGAGCAGCTCAGCAGGGGGTAATGGAGGCGTAGGTTTATCATCAAGTATTACAGGTTCATCTATATATAGAGCAGGTGGTGGTGGTGGTGGTGCTGGTACAACTCAAGGTTTAGGCGGTAATGGTGGTGGTGGTAATGCTTCAAATGCTGGAGGTACAGCTAGTCCAGGAACTGCTAACACAGGTGGTGGTGGTGGTGCTATACAAGGTGGATCGTCCTATGGTGCAGGTGGTTCTGGCGTAGTTATTGCTAGAGTTCCTACATTAGATTGGACAGGTACACAAAGCAATGCAACAGTAACCACATCAGGCGATTTTACAATATTAACATTTAATTCATCAGGGAGCTTTGTTGTTTAATGAGTAATTTTGCTAAAATAAATAATGGAATTGTAGAAAAAGTAATTGTTGCAAAACAAGACTTTATAGATATACAAGAAGGTAATTGGGTACAAACATCTTATAATACTCATGGAAATGTACATCCATTAGATATGCCATTAAGAGGAAACTATGCTGGAGTTGGATATACTTATGATGAAACTAATGATATGTTTTATAGACCTCAACCTTATCCATCATGGACTTTAAATAATACATCATGGTTATGGGAAGCACCTGTGCCTTATCCTGATAACAATAATCATTATGATTGGAATGAAGAATCTTTAACTTGGGAAACCAAATGAATATGAATACAGAAGACCATAAAAAAGCTATTAAAGAGGGACTACAGGAATGGCTTGATGACAAGTTTATTGAGTTTGGAAAGTTATCTCTTAAAGGAATATTAGCAGTATTCTTAGTAGGACTAGTATACTTATGGTCAGTATCTCAAGGTTGGAAAATATGAGACCTATTATTTATATAGTAGCATTATTAGCAGCTCTACCAATAACACCTATTATTTTAAGTTTAATCTATGGATGGTCTAATACATGATAAGTTTACTATCGCATTTAATACCAATAGGACTTGGCTTCTTTGCTAAGTTAACTGCAATTAAATCTAAGCAATCACATGACGAACACAAGCTCATGCTACAAGGAATGAGTGCTAAAAGAAAGTTTATTGACAGTGCAAGAGATCAATCTAATAAAGAGTCATCCATGGCTGCTTGGAATAGAAGGTTTCTTATTGTAGTTATACTAGCTTTAGTAGCTATGTATCCTCTTGCAGGTGTTCTTGGCATTGAAACAGTAATTCCTGTAACAACAGCAGGATTTAATTTGTTTGGTTTATTTGAAATAGGTGGGGGTACAACCCTTGAAACAGTAAAAGGACTTTACAAGTTTGACGAGATATTCCAATGGGCTACTATTATTATAGAGTTCTACTTTGGTGGTCAACTAGCTAAGTCTAACTAGGAGAGTAAGAATGCCTTTTATGACAAATGGTAAGAGAGATTACAAAAAAGAACTAGCTTGGGAAAAGAAGAATAAGAAGAAGAGAGTTAAACAAAGAGCATCACGTAATGCAGCAAGAGCTAAGTTAGGACTTAAGAAGGGGGATGGTAATCATGCTTCTCATAAGAATGATAATGCAATGGATAATAGAAGAAGTAATTTAAGAGTACGTACTGCTAGTGCTAACTTAAAGAAAGAATCAAATAAGAAAAAAAGGAGAACTACATGAAATTACCACATATGATGTATAGTAAAGCAGGAAAAGGAGTAATGGTAACTACTAAGAAAAGACATCTTGAGTTAAAAGCAAAAGGGTATAGTCATACTAAAAGTAAAAGCAAAGCTAAAGTTAAAAAGGTAGCTAAAAAAAGTATGAGCCTGGGTTATTAATGAGTATAGATTATAGAGGTGAAACATTTGCAGGTTATAATAAACCTAAAAGATCTACTAAAGGTAAAAAGTCTCATGTAGTTCTTATTAAAGATGGTGGCAAAGATAGAATGATTAGATTTGGAGAGGCAGGAGCTTCTACTGCAGGTGCTCCTAAATCAGGAGAATCAGATAAAATGAAAGCTAAACGTAAATCATTTAAAGCAAGACATCGTAAAAATATAGCAAAAGGAAAGACAAGTGCTGCTTATTGGGCAGATAAAGTTAAATGGTAACTAAGGATAAACAATGACATATCTTGAAATAGTAAACAAAGTATTAGTTAGACTCAGAGAAGAGCAAGTCTCTTCTATTGCTGAAAATGAATACTCTTCATTAATCTCTGATCTTACTAATGTAACTAAAAATGAGATAGAGAATGCTTGGAATTGGAAAGCGTTAAGGAATACATTTACTATAACAACAGTAGAGGACATCTTTAATTGGAAACTAGAAGATTCTGGTACTCGTTTTAGAGTTCTTGATGCTTATAATGCTACAACAAAATCATGGATTAACTTAAGACCTACCGAGTGGATGGATGAAGCTTTTGCTTTTACTGATACACTAACAAAAGGTGCACCACAGAACTATGCTTTTAATGGAGTAGACTCTAATGGAGATACTCAAGTAGATTTATTTCCTGTACCTGATAAAGAATATATCATTAGAATTAATGCTGTAATACCTCAAGTAGACTTAGTATTACCAGCTGACGTACCTTTAATACCAGCACAGTTAATTATAGAAGGGACAATTGCTAGGGCTATTAGTGAAAGAGGGGAAGATGGGGGAATGCAGGACCAAGAACTTAGATACCAAAGACTTCTTTCTGACTACATTGCTATTGAAGCAGGACAGAAGCCTTATGAAACTATATGGATGGCAGTATAGTGGCAGGACAGTTACAGCCAATTAGCCTGCTCTCTCCAGGTTTCCTAGGTTTAAATACACAGGATGCTAAAGTAGGTTTAGACAGTGGCTATGCTATTAAAGCTAATAACTGTATTATTGATCAATATGGTAGACTAGGTAGTAGACAAGGATATACTTTAACTACTGCAACTCCAGGGGACTTAACTTCTACTAAGAATATTGAATCCCTCTTTGAGTTTAAAACTACTGCGGGTGGTATTGTTGTTTTTTCAGGGGGTAACCTTAAGTTATATACAGGAACTACTACATTAGCTACTTCTCTTTTTTATATAGCTGATCAGGCAACAGCAGTATCATTAACTTTTACAGCAAATAGATGGCAGTTTGCATCAGCAGCTGAGGGCTTAGGAGTAGCTGGAGTTATTAATGGATTTGCAGTACAGAAATCACATAGAGCTATGGTCTATAGAAAAGCTACATCAGGAGCATTAGCTGGTACATACATATGGCAACGTATTGGAACAGATGGTTATGGAAAAAGACCAACTGGAGTAACAACATTTGATCCTGATACAATGTTATCAGCTTATGGAAGAACTTGGGTATCAGGCTTAACAGAAAATAAACATACTCTTTTCTTTTCAAAGTTATTAGATCCAAGTAATTTCGTAGATGCCGGCTCAGGTGTATTAGATATAAGTAGTGTTGTAGGTAATGGTGATGAGATAGTAGGGCTAGCACAACATAATGGATTCTTAATTATATTCTGTAAAGAAAACATATTAATATATTCAGGTGCTGATGATCCTACCACAATGACATTAGTTGATACAATAGAAGGAGTAGGATGTGTATCTAGGGACTCTATACAAGCCACTGGTACAGACTTAATCTATTTATCGAAGTCAGGTATTAGATCTCTTAAGAGAGTGGTTCAAGAGAAGTCTTTACCTATGAGAGAATTGTCTTTAAATATTAGAGAAGACATTGTAGACTACTTAGCAGTTGAACCAAACTTTGATAATATTAAGTCAGTTTACTATGAGAAGGAAGCATTTTATTTATTAACCTTCCCTGCCTCTAAGATTATGATTTATGTAGATTTAAGAACAGCTCTACCTAATGGCGCAGCTAGGATAACTACTTGGTCCTTAGATGATGGAAGTATGTTTACTAGCTTTACAGCAACAGAAGACAGAAAGTTATATATAGGAGTTACTGGTGGTATAGGAAATTATTCTGGATATAGGGATAATACTGATACATATCAACTTGTTTATAAATCTCCATTCTCTGATGTAGGTGGTGGAGTATCTAAGAAGTTCTTAAAGCGAGCTAAGTTACTAGTTATTGGTTCTGGTACTCAGGACTTTACCTTTCAGTATGGGTATGACTATACACTTAATCCTAGAACAGTAGTACTATCAAGAGATTTAGGTACAGGCGTATATGCTAAATTTGCTAGTACTACATCATTATATGCAGTAAGTAAATATTCTTCAGTAGGGATTGGTGTACAAGAGGTAAAAGTTCCTTTAGGAGGACATGGTGAAACATTTGCATTTGGAATAGTAGCAACAATTGACAATGAGAATGTAAGTATTCAAAAAATAGATTTATTTTTAAAAATAGGGAAGAGTTCATAATGACTGATTATACAAAGACAACAAACTTTTTAGCAAAGGATTCTTTACCAGATTCTGATACAGCTAAGATTATTAGAGGATCAGAGTTTGATACAGAATTTAATAGCTTAGTAACAGCTGTAGCAAGTAAAGCAAATACTTTATCTCCAGTATTAACTGGAACTCCAGCAGGTCCTACAGCGACCTCTACAACAAATACAACACAGCTAGCAACAACAGCTTACGTAACAACAGCAGTAGGGGCTTCATTTCCTACAGGTGGTATTATTTTATGGTCAGGAGCAGAGGCTGCAATTCCTTCAGGATGGATACTTTGTAATGGTTCAGGTGGATCACCAGATTTAAGAGATAGATTTGTTGTAGGTGCAGGAACTACTTATGCTGTAAATGCTACTGGTGGTAGTGCAAATGCTGTAGCAGTAAACCATACTCATACAGGAAGTGTAACAGATCCTGGACATGCTCACGCAATTCTTTATCAGTCTACTGTAGCTGGAGGTGCTTATGGTTCATCAACTTCTGGAACTTCATCAGGAACAACAACAGATTCTAACACAACTGGTATATCAATAACAGTAAACCCATTAACTGGAGAAGCAGGTACTAATAAGAACTTACCTCCATACTTTGCACTATGTTATATTTATAAAACTTAAAGTATGACACCAGAAGATATCGCAAGATATGAAAAGAAGTCTAATAGTAAGTTTGATGATACTAATTTAATAGATAATGAACATGGTTTTATGAGTTGGAAGGTAGATGGAGATCACTTTGTTTGTCTTAGTGCTTATGGTGATGGTGTATACTGGGATAAGTATATGAATGAGTTAGCAAAGCAGTTGGGGTGTACAAAGATATTAACTAGTACAGAAAGAAAGAGCTACAAGGCATATGTAAGGAAGTATAATTTTAAATTAGTAGGATACATTTTAGAGAAAGGGGTGGTTTAATTATGAGTGGATTTATAGGTAAATTAACAGGATCAACAAAGGCTGCTAAGCAGGCAGATGAACGTTATCGTGCCGCTGCTGATAGAGCAGTATATAATCCCTGGGATGTCAGTGGTTCTTACTATGGTGATGCCTCCTTTAATAAGGATGCAAAAACAGCTAGTTACAACTTATCTCCAGAGCTTATTAAGCTACGTGATATGTTTATGGGAGAGTCCTTTAATATTGGAGAAGATGCGGCTTCGGCTGCAGCTGATGCTGACAAAGTAAAAGGATTTGGTAGAGACTTAGTTAATGATGCTATTGGTGGTAGTATTGCAGATTCAGCTACAGGCTACTATAATGATATACAAAGTATTATGGCTCCTCAACGAACACGAGACCAACTAAGCTTATCTTCTAATCTATTTAACTCAGGTAGATCAGGAGTAGGTATATCTGAAGGTACTGGTGGGTATCTTAATCCAGAAAGAACAGAGTACTTAACTAGTTTGAATAGAGAAAATAGTCAGATGGCTTATGATTCTTATGGTAGAGCTAGAGATGAACAACGTGGTGATATAAACTATGGTTTAGGATTATCAGGAGCAGCGGATCAACTTAGAAGTAATCCATTTACTCAAGCTAATCAGATGTTTGCTTTAGGACAAGGAGTAGAGAATGTTGGTATGACACCATTTAATCAGGGTATTCAATTAGGTACTAGTTCAATACCAGGACAACAGATGCAACAAGCAGGATATAATATGGGTACAGCCGCTAGGTTTGGTGCTGACCAAGCTAACGTTGGTATGTTTACAAACTTACTAGCTTCAGGTGCTAATGCTTATGGTGGAGGAAGTTCATTTGGTGGAAGTAGTGGTGGTTCTTATGGTATGCCTGGTTCAGGTACACCTTCTTATGGTACATCAGCTTATTGGGGAGGAAGATAATGGCTATGACACTAGATAAACTATTTAACTTTGATGAACAGACATTAGCTCGTCAGGTTATGAATGAAAGAAAGTATGCTCAAACGGCAGCTAATGATAAGAATGGCTGGGGTAATACAGTAGCAGGGTTTAGTAGACTAACAGATAATGTAGTAGGTCCTGGAGGAGCTCTAGGTGTTAAAGACCCTATACTTGAAGAGAAAGCTTTAGTAGAAACTGCTTTTGCTAATGCTCAGAATAACTTAACTCCAGAAGAATTAGCTGATCCTACTGTACTATATACTAAGATGTTAGGAGAACTACAGAATGTAGGAGCTCCTGCTAAGTATACAATGGGTTTATCTAAAATGATAGAAGAACAAAAGAATGCTACTCTTACAGCAGAAGGGAATGCTTCTTTTAAACAATGGACAGCACAAAATGCACAAGATACAGCACGTATAAATCAAGCAATTAAGATAGAAAAACGAAAAGAAAGAAAAGAACAAGAGTATAATAAAAATATGAAAACAACAGGCTTAGGTGGTGATAGAGCTTTGAATGATTATATTCTTGCAGCTTTTCCTGATATTAATGGTCCAGCTAAAACTAAGTTATTTAATCAATTAAAAACAGAAGCCTCTGAACTTTATCGTAATGGTAGTATAACAGTCCAAGAAGCTCTTGCTAAAGTGTCTAGTACTATAAAAGAAAGGTTTGACTTTGATGATAGTTTCTTTGGAGATACATTAACTGAGAAAACTCCTGTGAATGTCCAAGAAGAAACAAAGACAAACTCAGATGAGTTAAGTAAGTTATTAGAACGTTACAAAGATACAAGAAAATAAGGAATAATTAATGGCTGTTAGTATTGAACGACTAACCAATATGTTGGGTCAAGCACATACTGCTGGTGATGTAGAGGGAGCTACCTTTCTTGCTAATGCAATACGTGACTTTACTCCTCCTGCGGTTCCTCAAGAACAGAGAGATGAAGCTGGTATAGAAAATATACCCTATGCTGGAGCACCTCTACGTGTACTTTCTCACCCTATTGTATATGAAGGAGGAGCTTTAGCTAGTGTAATAGCTAATACTCCTGAATTTCTAGGTAGGATACCTACTCAGACTTTTTTTAGTTCTTTTAACTATTTCTCAGGTAATAAAAAAGATAATTTTGAAATACAATATTCTAAAAATGTTGCTGAAGGCTTAGCAAATAAAATTAGAGACTTTAAAGAAACAGGTCAAGAGATTCCTCTTGATCTCATAAAAGATTTTAAACATTATGATACCATAGGTAGAAATGGAATCTCATGGAAACAAGCTTCTGAAAGAGGTAAAATACAAACTGATAAAATAGTAGAAGAGTATTTAGAAAAGGGAGCTCTGTCAGATAATATTGTTAATCTAGCTATTGATACCTTTATACCAGAAAACCCAGAAACAAAAAAGAAAGTTCTTGGTGCTATTGAAGCATTTAAAAATGACATAGCCAAAAGTGATATTATTCCTTCAGAAAGTACTATAATAGATGAATCAATATTAGGGAGAGCATTACAAGGATTTGGTAAGCTTATAGAGGTTGGTTCATCAGGACTACAAGTATTAGGTGTTCCTAAAGATGATGCAGATCAAGTAGCAGCATTAGTTTCTCTTAAAGCTGCTCCTACATTTTCTAGAGTTGTAAAAGGTGCTAAGAGTAGGGTAGGATATACTGATGCTGTAAACAAAGTATATGGTGATGTACTAAGAGTTCCATTACTTAAGTCAGATAAAAAGAAAGCAGAACAAACAGTAGCAAAACTACAAACAGAACTTGAAGCATATAAAGAAAAGAATAAAGAAGGACTTAGTGATAGTAAAATGGCTGATTGGAATGGACTTACAGCCGAGGTTGCTAAACGAGAAAAAGTTATACAAGAGGCTACTGAAACATTTAATATGCAACAGTATAACTTTATGGGTGGTCAGAAGGCAGGAAGTGCCCTTATGCCTGACTTTGCAGAAGCTACCCTACAAGATTTATATGAATATCAAAAAGAAGCAGCTACTAATATTCTTTCAAAGCAAGGTTCAATTAGAAAACCACTATTTAGTTTAAAGAATGATAAAGCAGGACTCGAAGGGTTTAAAGAAATAACTGCTAAGGTTGCTGGTGGAGATAAGAAAGTTGATATGACTACAGGTGGTAATATCTTCATGAGAATGCAGAATTTATTTGGTAAAGTTAATGGGTTTACTAAAGAAAGACAAATGGTACCAGAAACAATTAGGCAATATAATGAAGTAGTTGATGTACTAGAAGGAACAGCATCTAAGAATATTAAATTGACTAAAGAACAAACTTTGCTAAAAGAGTTCTTTGAACAGTTACAAAAAGAAGACTTACTCTTAACTAAAAAACTACAGAAAGAAGGAATCATAGATCCTTTAATAAAGACAGAAGCTAACTTCTTTCCTAGAAAGTTTGTACAAGTGAAAAAAACTTGGCAAGAAAACATCTTTGGTGATAGATTTAGAATTAACTTAGGTGATAGAGCACCAAGAGAAGCTGCTGTTGTTGCTGATAGAGTATATTTTAAACTAGAAGGTAAGAATAAAAAGAACCCTATTTTTATTACTCTATCTCAATCAGATAAAATTAATCCAAGGACAGGTCTTCCAGGTACTCCTATAGTTACTGTAAACTTTAGAACCCATAATGGTAAGAAAGCTTCTATCCTTCCTAATAAAGATGGGTCTAAGTATGAGAAAATGGCACATGAACTAACTGAACAGGCATCTAAATTAAATGAGGGTAAAGGATTACAACGAACAGGAGAGACACTAGAAGGGTTATCAAAAGAGTTAGCAGAGTTTGCTAAGGCATCTGGTAAGCTAGAGATGAAGAATGTTCCACGTAAAGAATTTGTAGAAGTCTATCCAAAAGAACTAGTAACTGACCCTTTATTATCTGTAATTGAGTCTGTTAATGCTAAAAGACAATTACTTAGAGAAAATATATATGATAGAGAGGTAGCTAATAGTGCTTTTGGTAAAAGAAATATACAAATAGCAGATAGCTTAGCCAAAGCTCATGATAAAGGATATGATCCTAGATACCCAGATAGAAATGTTGCTAAGACTACTACTGAACTTGATAGGAATAATAGTAAAGAAGTATCACCTAATCAACTAAGAGGAAGAGTAAATAATCCTGCATTACCTGGATTAGGTAATAAGTCGCTATCAAAACGAGCAGCAGATATTATAGAAGATAACTTTAAAGAATATAAAAAAGGTATTCTATCTAAGGTGTCAGATGCCCTAGTTAAAAATATGATGCTAAATCCTATACCTCATATGCATAATGAGTTAATCCATTTCTATTCTACTAAAGGATTCCTTGGAGCTATGGGTAAGGATGGAGTTAAAAACTTTGCTGCAGATCAGAGATGGGCTATGGAACAAGTCTTTAATAGAACTCCTGAATATATAGATATGCTAAGATCAGGTAGATCACAGATGAGCCTTAATGTTATTAATTCTAGAAATTTAGATGCTGTATTACAACAGTCAACTCAAAAATTGATGGGTGATAAAGCTACTAAGAAGTGGTATGATGGAATTAGTAAAGGTTTATATAGTGCTTCTAAAGGATACTCTCATATATCAGATTTTGCTCAGTATTCTATGTGGACTACTCGTGATGTTATGTATATGTCTCTTGTAAAGCAAAAGATGAGACAACAAAAGATTAGTATCTCAGATGCTGCTAAACAAGTAGAACTACATATGCCTACTTATAGACTACCAGAAACAGTAGGTCCAGAACAAATATTAAGTTATAAAGTAACAAGAGGAATTTCTAAGTTCTTACAGAATCCAGAATTAGTTATCTTTGCTAGATATAAACATGGTATGTTATCTTCAGGATTAAATACAGCTAAAGACTTAGCATCAGCACTTGACCCAGTATTAAGTAGATTAGGTAAACCAGGTAGGGCAGTAGCTGAAGGACTTGGATATAAGGATATTGCTGTTAATAGATCTAAAGGTAAACAATTTGCAGATGGGTTAGATTCAGGTATGGCACTATCTTCTGCTTGGTTTATTTTCTATCCTTTGATGGATTCATTATATACAGAACTCTTTAATGGTGATGAGGTTAAAGCTAGAAGAGCTGGTATCTTACATATACTAGAAACAGCTAAAGGAGTAGCTCATCAAAAAAAGGAGATTGGTCAGCTAAGACAAGTATTAATAACTATTAATCCTGCTTTCTTATTAATGTATGAACTAGCAATGAATGAGACTATGTATAATGGACAAGAGGTTTATAACTTAAATGACTTATTTGGAACAGGGTCTTTAGCACAATTTGGTAAAGACGTAGGAGTTAAAGCAGTCCAGCAAATACCACAAGTTAGTACGCTAGGTAACTCTACTGATCAATATGATGAGTTAGATATGAAGAAGTTTTTAGGTAGACAGATTGATGCTAAAATGAAAACTAGGGAACAACTAGTTAAAGAGGCACAACGAAAGGCTAGACAGGATACTATAAATCTAAATAAAGCCCTAGAAGGTGACTATCTAGAGGATTACTTAGAAGAATATTATAAGGAACTTGAGTAAGCTATATATGATTTCAATTTTTATACCATGCAAATTGAATTCTAAGTATAAATAAGTCTACTAAAAGATAACCTATTTCATTACCCTCTATAGTATTTTCAAATAATTCAAAACCTACATGCATTCCCATTATAGGTTGGCATGTTATTCTCATACTTCACATTCCTTATTAATTTTAACAATAGTATCTATATCAATTAAACTACCTGCTATAACCAGACCTACTGATATGATTATAGCTGCAATAATTAACTTCATATCTCGCAGGCTCCTGCAACACAAGCTAATGTTTGTGCTCCTATAGTGTTATCATCTTTCTCTAAAAAGGTACTCCAATCAATATTCTGTGGTGTCTTCTTCTTAAGAGCATCATATTCTTCTTTAGTAGCATCTTGATAAGGTGCTTGAACATATGTATGATCTGAATAAGGTAAGAAACTAATACCACTAATCTCATCGAAGTATCTCCATACCCATGAACCTACATCCATCCATTCATCATCTTTAACAGAGATAGTAACGGAAGGTTTATGTTCACACCAGTGACGCTGATAGATTAACCAGTTTTCTAACTGCTCTAAGGCTGTCATATCATTACGAGTGATTGCACCTTTAGGAGCTTTAATAGGGAAAGAAAAGACTGATGTAGTATCAGGTCTAAACTGTTCATCTTCGACTTGTACACCCTGATCAATTAAGAACTGAGTAATACTATCTTTCTTATCCATACGGATCGTTCTTATATAGTGGTTGTTATGCCTAGCATGAATGCCGCTAGCACTATCAACAAGCTGAGACACAGTCCCAGAAGGTTTAACACACGTAATACTTCTCGATCGTGGGATGTCAAGTTGGTCGGCATAAGTATGATTGGTTCTTCTAGCATGATCTCGTAATCTCTCTAGTAGTTTTGGATCTGGATGAGATGTTATCTTGGCATCCATAATCCCCGTCAATGAGACTCCAAGAAGCCTCTCTTCTGCTGTGTTCTTAACCCATTCTGCTGATAAGAACTGAAAATGTGTTAGGTTAGACTGTAATGTGCCCAGTATAGTAGCTAATCTAATCTTACGTTTTAATGTTTCTTCTGTATCTCCATTACGAACAACTACTTCAGTTAAATTACAGAACTGTTTATCACGTAGTATAATCTCTGAACAAGGGTTAGTACCATAAGATAATGTTTTATCTCTACCCTGTTTAGCTGCTTGTACTTGTGCAGCAACTCTATTAAAGATACCACGCTCACCTGACTTAGATTTAACTAATGACACCCATTCTTCCATGAATGTTTCCATATCAGGTTTTTCAGTATAAGCTACTGAGTTATTTGCTAGTCCTCTATGAGAGAAATCATTGTACCAGGCACCCATTTTAGCCTCTCTCATGCGTTTATCTGTAAGATTAGATAGTGAGATGAGGGCTGATCTTCTAACGCCTCCTACGACTACAATTTCTCCTACCATACAAATAATATCATGTACTTCTAATGAGTTTAACTTACGTCCTTTAGCATGATCAAATGATTCTATGACAAACTTAAACAATCTTTCTAAAGGTTCAGGTCCACTAGCTCTACCACCAAAGGTTTTAAGCCTAGCACCTGCTGGTCTAACGTGTGAGTAATCTACAGTAG